AAGAGCATTAATAAGGACTTTAAACGGCGAAGAAGAAGGGTCTTGTCCATTCGAAGAGGTGTCCTCAGAAGCTGAGGTGTTGGGTTCAACAACATCAGGAATCTCGATAAGGTTTTCCTTCTCTTTATCCTGAACACTATTTTTACCTTCTTCCGTATTTATTAATTTGTCATCAACTGCTGCTAGTCCTATTGGAGTTCCCGTTATATCATCTAGTTCAATTGCGTTTTCAAAATTAATTTGTCCTAAATTTAATTCGCTCATAATTTTTAATAGTGTTAATACAAATATAGTTATACTGTAATGATAAAATCAATTAAATTATCATATTTTGTTAGGTTAACTTACACAAAATATAGCAAATTTACTTACCATCACAAGAATTGCTAATAAAGGCGGCTATAGTAGTGCTTACTAAAGCCGCCGTTACTACATACATATGGAATCTTATATGGTAATGCAAGTGTATAGTTAACGATACTATAAGCATAATACTCCAAAACAAACTTAAAAAGTTAAGGAATTTCTTATATCTCGTTAAATACGAGCATGTGCCATTTAGAATTCTTTCCCACATTATTCTATTTCTATAACAATGTAATTTCTTTTACCAAAAGATTTAGCCCTATCATCGAAGTATGTGTCATACATATCAGTAAAATCCTCTATGTTATAACCTGCATAATCATCGCATCGCGCTAAATCTATTCGCATATTATCTAATGATCCATCCTTTGATATGATATGCATATTTTGGGCTGGCATTGTCGATAATTGCAGTACTCTGTCTGAGTACGAGTTTGCTCCGCATAACGACGCCGATCTAGCATACTTGTCCGTTATCATTGAAAAATGAACATGACCAAATATGATATAATCTATAGTCGTCCCAAAGGAGGCGTATTTACCAACTACCTGCTGCATAGACTTTTGTGAATCATTTTTAAGAGTTGTTCCGTGTGTGATTAGAATATTTCGTCCATTAACAGAAATAATCTGTTCCATAGGATTACCCTCAATAAATTTAATTCCTTTTGTATTTACACCAAGTAATAGTTTAAGTTGATTGTATATGATAAAATCATAATTATCTGATGCAAGAATGTCAGTAAAACCGAGATCATCGCCAATACGTGATTCATTTCCAGAGACAGATAAAATTGAAACATTAGCAACCGTGTTTATGTCAATAATAAACGCAGCCAATAATTTAGTTGCGACTAATGAGGCTATAGACCTACTAGTTGCTTTAGCGTATATTTCATCAATTCTGCGATCGCTATTAATCATGTCTCCAGTTAACGCTATAATTGCCTCTGTAATTCCATAGGCCGTCAATAGAGCCTTTGCTTTTGTGGCATATTTTTGTAAGCGCTGGGAAGCGATTTTTATATTGAATTGATTCTGAGGTATATCAATTAACTCATTTAAATGTAAATCAGATAATTGTATAATAAGTTTTGTTCCATCGTTTTCCTTTATACTATGAGAAATAACACGTTCCGACCAATTAACTTTATTAAAGTTAGCTATAAGTTCTTCATTTAATTTTTCTATAGCATTATCTATACGAACAATCTTTTTGAACTCTTTATCTATTTGTCGGCCATCTGTTCGTTCTTTCTCTAAATTTTTATAGGTTTTAACGACTTCTTGTATTGCTTCATCAGATCCAAGGTTATTCCTAAAAGGGTATATATTTGTTTTAAATGTACCCCAATAAAATCCTACTGCTAAGATATTCTTATTCTTTGATTTGCGAATCGTGCTTTCATCGCACTCCATATCTCTTGCAGCTTCAGATACGTTTTTATAACTGCAAATGTAATTACCTTCTTTTGAATATTTGTAAACTGGTCTCTGCATATCTATTATTTTTTACTTTTATTTGCGGACTGTTTTCTAATTTGCCTGGCCTTTAAGGCTTCATTAACTTTATTTGAACGTTCGTCTTCTTTCTGTTGACGCTCTCTCAAGTACTTATCAAAAGCAAATTTATCTTTATCTAACTTTAATTTTTCTTCTCCTAACTCATCAACAACCTCTTCTACTGGTTCTTCTGCGGCCTCGCCAGATTTAGATGCTGCATTTATTTGAGCCACAGCGATTGAAGTTTGAGCCTTACGAATTGAATCAGCTTCCTTAAGTTGTCTGTCTTTTTCTATTTGCTCCATTTGCATCTGGGCTGCTTCTTGCTGTGCCTTAATTTGCTGCTGTTGAGTTTCTTGCATTCTCTGCATTGCTTCCTCTTCTGCCTCGGCAATCTTAATTTTCATTTCAGATATATTATTAGTTAAATAAATATCCATAATATTACTAAGTGTTGCTTTATCGTTTTGAAGAGCTGCTTGTGCTAACTGCTTGAATGCACTATATAACTCTTGATCATTAGGTGTGTTACTAACAAATACTCCATATTCTGCCTCGGCTAATTTCTCTCCGTCAAGTTTTAAAAACATTGTTTCGAGATCACCTGTAATATATTGAAGTACAGTACTATCATTTTTATATGCATGCTTCGAGTATTCTAATAATACTTGAAGTGCCCTTAATTTAGTATTGTTATGTAACTGGAAATATTTTTCTGTTATATGACTTGATTGAGTTACAGCACGCTCAACTGATCCAACTTGCTCCCTAGTGTCTATTGACCCTAGACGCTGTTCGTTTATACCAGTTATAGTGCCTATTTTACTCTCAATAAAGTTTAACATTAATATATGATGTTGTATATAATCACCTAAGTCTGGATTTAATACCTTATTAGATGTATTAAAGTTGCCAGCTAAAGCTCCCTTTGCTGCACCTTTCGCGCCTTCTTTGAATGAGTCAGTAATTAAATAACCCATCTTTTGTGCATAATACATCCATTTTTCTGGCTCCCAGTTGTCTGGCATTTTAGCAAAGTCAAGCTCAATCATTGGGCCATGGAATTTTGCTAATGCCTCCTTAAGGCGATCCATTAATTCATCATATAAGTACTGGTATGGTTTTAATGAATCAACTAATGAGTAAGCCCTGTTTGCGTTGGTATTATATAATGTACCAACGTAACCAGATCCACCAACAGATTTATTAATAGAGCTTCTGATTTGCACATCTTTTGGCCCCCATTTAACATAAATATCATCGGCTAACCTTATAGCTTCCCACCATTCATTAATCCACATCCATTCTACTGTCTGTCCCAGTAGTTCATCTGCTTTAAAAGCCTCATCTACATATTGTTTTATAAGAGTACCACTTTCATCATAGTACTTTAATAAACCAACTTTCCGCATAGAACGCCATGTGACGCGTAAGATTCTAACGTTTCCAGCATCATCCCATGAGTCTGTTCTGCGAGTAAATTGTGAACTACCAAGTTCAAGTGTTGTGCTGAGGATAGAAATTGGATTTGCTTCCGAGTAATTAACTTGGCCGGCCATTTCTGGTAAATTACCAGATACACCTTTTTCTAACTTCTTAATATCGTCAGACTCTAACTGATCATAAAAATGATCTATTACCCATCCAATAGAAGCATATGAATCTTCTACTATAATATCAGCATCTTCAATATATGGACTTTCATTGCTGCGAACAACATACAGGTTTAAGGGATTTACCCTACGAAAGTCTGGCTCTCCTCCTATAATATCTACATGATAAATCTCTTCAGCACTGGCTAGTACATCAAGAAATCCAGAATTGAATTTCTCGTGCATATGAAGTTTTGTATATAGATAATGTAGGATATCAGAGGCTAATTTTTCCCTGATGTCTTGCGCGGTATAACGCCTCCATCTATCGATTTTTGCTAATTTACGTTTTGCGTCTGCCTCGTCAAATGCCTCATTTAAAGCAATTTGAGCAGCCGTTTCAAATAGCCGTTCTGCGACCATCTGTTCTTTTTCAGATACAGCATCTGCATTGACAACCCTAACTTGCCAATCAAATCTGCGTGAGAATTCTTCGCCTAGTAATAGATTAATTCTTGGGCGGGCTAGAGGATAATCGACTAAATCTCTGTCGAAGCCATCTATTCCCCAAGGATTCGTAATCTTATAAACGTCATTCTTGTCAAGTATTCCATCTATAAGATTGTAGTTTGCCACCATTGTGTCACGTTCCATTCGCAAAGAACGGTCGTTAGTTGATACAGTCATATCGACTGCTCCCTCGACACATTTCTTGATAAACTCCAGATTGTTCTTCTTAGAGAATGCTTGCTTCTGAGAAGGAAATCCGTGCGTATATGGTACAGATGATATTCTAATTATGTCTTCCATATAATCTTAGTTCTATGTATTTTAATGTTACTATTTTGATTTTTGTAGTTTTCAAATGTTTTTTCCCAAAAATCCTTCTTCGCCTTGTCTTCTTTTGATTCTCCACTCTTAATGAAGTTAATCATATCTTCTCGCAGGATTAGGCACATTGAAAGTGCAGAAACCCTATCGCAATTTATTTCACCATCATATCCTATAAGTTCTTTTAACAAACCTATGCTACTGATTTTATGTATATTCTGTAATTTTTCTTCTTCGCCATATGCCGGTCTTAACAACATATTTAATATTAAATCTCTACCCCATGCATTAATAGCATCGTTAGCATTTGTACCATAGATTTTGTTTCCTATAATACCACGCTTTTTTATCATACTTTTATCCTTAAGAATTTCAGGTGTTTCTGCGAGCAGATACAAAGAATTTTTATTCTTAAAGTGAGCGTACAATCCTTTTTTCTGTTGCTCATAATTTAATGTAGCGTTGTAGAATAGTAATAATCGTCTTACTTGTTCATAATATTCTTCTGCTATATATGTTCTAGCCGTGTATTCTGCAACGATTCTATCAGTCCAAAGGTCATATATGAACGTGGACTGCAGCGATAAGCTGTTGTCTGTATTATCATCATCATCAACGGGGTCATTACCAGCTATATACCTGAAGTTTGCTATATTGCCTTCTTTGTCTTTTTGTGGCATTTCGAAAATTTCTATAGCACCATCTACATTTGTATCTCTCGTTAACGGGAAATCTCTTACTACTGGCTTTTCAGATGTATGATATTTTATTGCACCAGATTCTTCTATGGTCAATTCTGCCTTCCATGATGCGTCGCTTAATCTATGACTCGCTTCTACTTCTGCCAGCCTTGCCATTAAGTCCGCCTTCGGGAAAAATGACCCACCCTTCTTTATAAACATCTCAGATGGTTTGATTGGGTAGTTCATCATCTCGGCCTCAAGAGCGTATGGGCCTCCGCTTTGACGCTTAACCTCACGCTTTTCCATAATATATTTTAAGGCCGCTTCCTCCTTGGTATTACCATTTTCATCTTTATATTGATTAAGCGCATAGTGAGCCGGAACAAACCATCCTATCTTTCCCCTGCCCTCCCATGTGTCTTCAAATTCAAGGAAGTCATAACTGCGTGGATTCCTGAAGATTACCTCGGTTTCAAGGATCTTCTCAATATTACCACCAGTTCCTAAATATATGCTGCTACCAAATTTTACCGCGCCCTCTCGTTGTGCGGCATCATTAGAACCATGTACTCGTAATGTGTTGGACATAAGACCAACCTCTTCTATAATCATTAAGCCTGGTCGAGTACCAGCCGCAGCTTCAGGATTTTCAGTAGTATAAATTCCATGTAGGACTTTGGATCCACTTCCATAAGTGTTCCACTTGCCTGCAATCTTTTTTTGGTATTCATTTCTAAATGGATTTTTCATGTTATTAGGCGCCAATGATCCACTTGAGTCCTTAAAGAATGGCGGTGGAATTTCGTCATTAGTACCTTTGGCGTATATGCCAGGAAGCTCTCTATATGCAAGACTGAACTTCTCTAGTAATTCTGAGGATTTCGACGATAGAGCAGCTCCAACAAAGATTTCAACTTTATATGGATTGTCTATAGTTTCTTGCGAATAATATCTCGCTCCGTCAAATATCCACTCATGTAATACTATGCCCACGCCAACTAAATATGATTTACCAAAACCACGACTTCCAAGCATCATAAGATTTAAAGCTTCATTCTCATATAATGGTTTGCCAACTGGTTTATTAAATAACTTCCTTATATATATTTGTGGGTCTTGATATTTTTTAACTTCTCCTTTTGAGTTATAACAAGTACTGCTTACTGGCTTACTTGTCACTAATCCAGACTCATACCATTTTAATTCATTATTACATGAATATTCTTCGTCATCACTAAATCCACTAAATCCCCTGATTTGCATAAAGTTATAAAAAAATTCCCACTCTATATCTCTTAATAGTGGGCGAACTCTTTTCTTTGGGGCTGTCTTGGGCGCATCTTCTGGTTGATGTAGTATGGTTCCAAAGTTTACATAGAAATATAAATTTGGCGGCATCCAACGATAGTCGCTATGTGTTTTCTCTTTTGAGTCCTGCGCCCAAAAGCCTTCTATGCATCTTCGTTTTTGTTCTTTCCAAAATACTAAATATGCCATCGATTCTGGATGGATATTCGGTATATCTTTAAGTAAAAACGCGTCTCGATTTTTAATCTTAATCATATCTGTCCGCGTTCAGTTAAACTCTCTGTGCGGCCTCCTCGCGTAATACCACCAGATGATTTATCTTTTTCTATTTCCTCTAACAATGTTTTATATAAACTATGAAGATCTTTCGTTCCTTTTAGCATATCATCTAACGCCTTGGCGTTTTCTATTGAATATGACGTCTTTGAAATGAACGCTTCTCTTTCCTCTAATTTTCTTAAGAAGACATCCATGGCACGCTCAAATCGATTCATTGTCAACAATTTAATCTTTTCAGCAATTTCTTTATACGTGCCATGAACATCTAATGTTTCACCAGCCAGAAGTTCGCTCTCAATAAGAGCTAATCTTTCATCTTGTGGTAGACGACCGTAAGGGTTATGTTCTGTTTGTTCAGAGTATAAGGCCAAGCACCACATAAGCAAGCTAGACGCAGACTTATCCTTTGACTTATCATTTTTATATAAGTTTTCTATGGCTTCCACAACTCTATATTGCGGGTGGGTACTCCAGAAATTACTTTCTCTTTTATAATCTTTTAACAGCGACATATTGTTTGTTTTAATCTAGTGTTTCTCCTGTCCCAGCACATACTGGGCATGGTTCCCATTTCTTTTCTTTTTCATTGAAGATATATCCTCTGCCGTTACACTCCAAGCAAAGTTTCACTTCTTTCTTCCGTGGGATCAATTTGCTCATCATCACCATCTGTTTTGACGTATGTTCCAAATAATTGTCTTTTTATCCATTCGCCATCCTTCAATTCAATAACTGAAGAAGGCCATTCTAGGAAACCTTTTTTTAGCAAATGAACATATTTTTTCATATACTTTTGGCGTTCTTTGTATTCTTCAAATGTTTCGCCCTCTAATCTTTCGTTTTTCAATGAGTCTATCATAACTTAACATTTAATATAAATGATTTCGGTTCTTTTGTCATAATATCAAATAATTCTCCACCAGCCTCTACTAGTACTGAAAAACATGGTTTCAGCATAGCAAGTCCTACTGTGACATCTAATATTTCAAATTCATTATCTTCACTATCACCCTCAACAAAGCACCTGCATCCAATATCATCTAATTCTAAGTCAAGTGTTCTAACCGACCAAGTGTAATCTTTTGAATCAAACAAGGTTGATTTATTAACTTCCGCTTTCTTCTTTAGCATCATTTTTGTTCCTCCAGAAATCTCTTTTATATTCTGTTACTATAAACTTACCCAAACCGGGCATCATTATATTTTCGTAATTTAACTCTTCTTTGCTTCCACTATTTATATTAATCTGCAAAAATTTATATGACAGCATTAATAATTCATGTATTTCTTCATCAGTCATATTGTGCTTTAAGCCAACTCTATGTATTATGGCTTTTGTAGTTTTATCGTTGAACGACGCCATCCGTTATTATAAATTTGAATGCTAACACATCACTATTATTCTCTATAATATCAACGTAATTCTTCGCCAATGTACGTCCTTTTATAAATCCAGCAGCTCTTAACCTGGATATCTTGTTGTCAAAAGATTCTCTAGTCATTTCTAAACGATCTATAATTTTAATTGTAGTATCGTAATCAAAAACTAGTTTCTGTTTTACGTGTTCATCATATTCCCTATATATCCAGTTCCAATATAATAACTGTGCATATACATCGAGCTCTCTACTTCGCAACTTGAATATTGGATTTAGAAATTCTAGAATATAGCGATATGAATCGTCTTTAGTGCAATTAATTGGTATCGCCTTCATCATCCATATTATTTATTCTTTCCAGATCAGGCTCGTAAATTTCATTCCACTTAAAATCAGATTCTTCAACCTTTTCGTCTACTTCCTGATGATAAATGTAGGCCTTAATAAAGTCCTCATTTGTAATTATACTTTCCATCTCTGGGTCGATCTTTACGATTAATTCGTAAATCTCTTGTACTTCTTCGTTCATGTCAAAAATAAAATATCATTATACAAATACATTGCGTTATTAATCCCGCCCATGATACTGCTGATGCTGTGATATATACTGCTTTCATATTATTGTTATTAAAAGTTATATTACAAAGATAAGGAAAATAATTTGCTTTGTCAAGTCTTTTAATAAAAAAGATTAGAAATAAATTAATTTTATCGTATTACCTAGTTCCAACCTATTATATAATATACATCACCTATTCGTTCAGCATAGAATTGATGGAAGCATACTCCACATTCTAAAACAACTCCTTGGCCTACATTGATAGTAGAGTGTTTCGTCTTGCAATGTGGGCAGACAGGAGATTCCTTGCCTTTTAATATAATTATCTTGTTCCAGTAAATAGAATATGCTTCTATGATTTCGTCAAAGCGTTGCTCAAGCGCCTCAAAATCAAACATCCATTCTTCAATTCTCATATATTAGTCCTTTGCTCTATGATCGGGGTTAATCTTCTATCATCATGATATTATAATCAGATGTAAGAAGTTTCAATATCTTCTTATCTACAGATGACCACATACTCATACAGTCGCCTGGATTCTTTAAAACTACTGATTTTCCGATATATCCAGCCAAATCAGTGTTTGCATGCGTCTTAAATATCTTGAACTTATAGTAGTCTCCTTTTTCTTTAACTGTATCTGGAAGTATTAATCCAGAGTCTTGCCTTAAAAGTTCCGCTTCTAATACAATCCATGGTGCCCTTGGGCTACAAGTTAAAGTAATATCTTCAACTTCAGTAATGCTCTGTGGCTCAGGCAGTAGTGGTAACAGTTTTCCTTCTTTGCTCATCTTCTATCTTTTTTATTGTTTCTGTAATATCTCTAAATATCTTTTGTAATATATACGCGTGTAATTCTTCTGTATGTTGATTATGTTCTGATCCTACAAGTCTCATAAAGTTACTAAATAAATGGAAGCACTCATGCACAATCTCATCTGCAGATGCAGCTTTTTCAAGAATAACTATTAGGGAAAGTTTGCCATTAGCATCTTGTGTTCCAACTACAGCTCCAGAAACATTTCCTGGATCTTTTATCATTGTCTCCAATCCTGGTATCGATTTCCATGCTTCTGAAAATGTATCGGCATACATTAATAAATAATGTTGTCTAATAATATCTAAATTTAAGTTCTTCTTATATATCATGTTTTTGTATTAAAATATATTATTTCAACTTTTTTTCCTTTTAATATATCTTTTTCAAGATCCGTAAGCTCTCTATCAATATTCCATTCTTCTTGGAAGAAAACAAAATCTGATTTTCCACCTTTACGCTTTTGCTCTTTCTTTTCATTCTTAACTTTTTCCATTATACTTCGCTAATTATAGCGTTTAATTCTAGTTCAAGCCATGATCTGGCAGCGTCCCATCGCTTACCTATAGACCATGATAATATTGGCCCCGCATCTTTCACAATGCCATTTACAACTAAAACACCAAAGGTTAATGGCGCTTTAGATTGTTTAGTTTCCGGGAGCCATACGTGATACCACATCATATATTCGTATTGTCTGAAGCTTTCGTTTTCCTTCCTTGAAGAAGGACGCAAGTGCAGTGGTTATATACTCATCATTCTTTAAAGCCTTATCAGGTTCTGAACTCCATGTATAATCTATGCATAAGAATAATTTATTCTTTTTGTCATAAACTACATAGTCCGTATGCTCCCTTTTCCTAAACCGCTTATCATTTTTATCTATGATAATCATTGTGCCAATTTTAAATTATAATACAAAGATACGACAATAAAATACTTTTGTCAAGTGTTTTATAGCTTTTTTGCAAAATATTTTTAAATAAAAAAGCCCCACCATTAGATGGGGCTCTAGATGTGGTTCTCAACCTGAAGCTTACGAATGGCCACATCTATCATTATCAGCCAATTGGCTTAGACTATTGTCATAACTTTTTGTGAAATTCCATATGAAGGATTTGTAGATGTAGCGAGTACATTATAGGCATTATAGAAATCCATATCACATTCTTCCCATACATTTCCTTTATAGCGGTCAGTCTGTTCCCTTGGTGTATATCTATATCTATATGGCTTTGTCATATCTACAGATTCCCATATCCATTCTGGGCCCGTGGGAATATTTGGGAAGTATAGTTCCTTAACCGGAAGTAGATGTACTCGTAGTACGGCCTCAAATACAGCAAGACTATTCATATAATCGTCTTCAGTAACATCCCATACTTTTGTGTATTCATTCTTGATAACGTAGCTCCCATTTTCCTGCAGTTCCATTATTTCTACTATATCATAGTGATACCTAGGTATCTCTACTGTTGGAAGCAGATCATTAAATCCCATTTCGCATAACTTCGTATATAATTGTTTATACACAATTTTATCTCCATTTACATCATAACCTAGTCGATACCTATTGGTTATAGTTCCATTCTCATCGAATTCTCTGGTAGTCCATCGAGTACCAGGATTGTTTACATTGTAATACCTAATTTTCATTGTATTTTACTTAATTTATATTATGCCTTTCTTTCCCTCCCTACAAGTTCAAGAAACTTGGAATCCCAAAAACCTCAACGCTGTTGAGTAAACATCCTTTATGTTTTAACGGTCGTACAAACCGCACTTACTGGCCTTGCGGCGAATAAGTAATTTGCCTGATCCAATAGTCCATTGAACTAAAGTTTCGAAGTTTTGATTTATATAGCCCAGCACTTCTAACTGGGCCATATACAAAGATACAACAATATTTTCCAAAAGTCAAGTATTTTGTTAATTATTTTTATCGTTGCCCTAATAATTTTAATAATTCTCTTGTATCGTCAATACTTAATCCCCTTGCGCTTAATAATACTGGAAGTTCTATAATTAATTTTCCGCATCTTTTTGCATAATTTACTTCACCCCAAGTTCCGGCTGATACTCTTAAATCTGGATTTGCGCGGAACGCTACTATTTCGCACTCATCAATCGAGTCGTAGAAAAAATCCATAGGATCGTCTGGTTTATTGTCTCTATTCCATTCAAGAAATTTTTCTTGATAATCATCTGCCCCTGGATTTATAATGTCAAATCCTAAATCCTCTAATAATTGCACATCTCTTTTCTCTTGCGGCTTCCCATATAAATACATAGGATGCGCGTAATAAACTTTCTTCATTCGCCGTTTAATTTTAAGTTAACACTTTTTCCCTTTTGGTTTGCTCTTTGGCATGGGTTTCTTTTTTGTCGCCATAGTTTTAATATTTATTTAGTAACTAACCAAGCAAAAACTCCATAAATTATCGCTCCAATTAAAGCAAGATAAAACCGCTGTATGAAGCTCTTGATAGAAATCTTTGCCGTGCTAGTATTGTTATTTGACACAAAGCCATATTTATAAACACTACTATCTATCCTATGCCTTGTTATATAATAGAATCCGTCGTGTATAATTGGGAATAATGCTGCTAGTGCTATTATACCAATTGGAATAAAATACCAGTACGCTGTGAAAGGAAGCATCGTGGCGGCGAGCATAATACCTCGCTGAACGCTGAATATTAGATGCAAGTCCTTGTCATAAGCGAGATCGTTCGAGTCTCTGTAGGCGTATAAATAGCCTTCACGAGTACCTTCGAGCATACTATATCCAATCCAGAGGAGAGGGATAAGTATTAAGTAAAAAATTGTTATCGTCATATATTTAAAGTTATCTTACAAAGATACAACAATTTACAAGTAAAGTCAACTTTTTTGGAATTTTTTTTTGGAAATTTTTAAAATTTTTTTTGAAAAGTGTGTGGGGTGGATACCCCCCCAAACCAACCCCCTTAGGGTTCTGCTGGGGCAGACCCGGACAGCCAAGTCTTGGCTTTTCGTTTGCCCTTTTTTGTTTTTTGTCTAACTTAAATTTATTGTCGTGGAAAATTCAAACTATTCCGAGTTTACAGCCAATAAAGCGATGAATAACGCTCTTATTATTTCTTCACCTTTGAAACCTGGCAGATATTCTGCCAAATTTCATTTGGGTGCAGATAATTTACCCGTAATGAGTAAATCAGTTGTGAATAAGCCTGGCAGCCCGTCCCACGGGAAACCTGTCTTTTTTGCAAAGTGCGTTATCGCTGAAAATGGTACGGGTGTTGCCCAAACAAAAGATTTAGTTGTTAATGATGAGATGAATACTCTATTTAACGCTAATCAGTTTA